AAAACAGCCGTCCGCAGATTTAACGCTACCCAGTCAAGCCGCCTGACTCTTGACTGGATTACTGCGTGCTTGTCACAGGATGGTGAGCTTAAAGGTCAGCTTCCAATTCTTCGTGACCGTTCCCGGGACCTTGAGCGAAACAATGAATGGGTGAAAGGCTTTTTGCGCAGCCTTGAAAACAACACGCTGGGCGAAAAAGGTGTTTCGTTGCAGGTAAGAGCAAAAGAGCCAAATGGACAGCTTGACGAAATCGCAAACAACATTATTGAGCGGGCTTGGAAGCAGTGGAGCAAGGTCGGTAACTGTGAAGTCACTGGTCGGCTTTCTTGGGTCGATGTGCAAAGGTTAATCCTTCGATGCATTGCCCGGGATGGTGAAGTTTTAATCAGGATGATTAAGAAAAGCACTGGGCTTTGCTTGCAGATTCTTGAAGCCGACCTGCTTGATGATAGTTACAATGCCCGGGCTGATAACGGCAATGAGATTCGATTTGGTGTCGAGTTTGATTCATACCGCCGCCCGGTTGCTTACCACCTTCTTGGCAATCACCCCGGAGACTCTCAATTCAATGCTGATTTCAAGCGCCGCATAAGAGTGCCAGCCCAAGAAATCATTCACCCTTTCAAGACTGAACGACCAGAGCAAAGCCGTGGCATTCCTTGGCTGGTTAGCTCAATGAACAGGCTCAAGATGCTGGACGGTTATGCAGAAGCCGAGCTTGTAGCAGCACGAACCGGAGCAGCCAAAATGGGCTTTTTCACCAAGGCTACACCAGACGGGTGGACAGGTGAGATTGACGATGACGGCAACCTGCCTGTTGATTCGTCACCGGGAACAATTGAAGAACTTCCTGCTGGCGTTGACTTCAAAAGCTGGGACACAAACCACCCAAATTCTGGGTATGGTGATTTCGTCAAATCATGCCTTCGCGGAGTCGCTACTTCTTTGGGTATTTCTTACAATGCTTTGAGCAATGACCTTGAAGGAGTCAACTACTCCAGCATTCGGGCCGGATTGATTGAAGAGCGTGAAGTTTGGAAGGCAATCCAACGCATGATGATTGACCACGTTCTTGAGCCAGTCTTTGAAGCATGGCTTGAAATTGAACTTCTTTCCGGTCGCCTTGGTTTGCCTTTTGATAAGTTCTTTAAGTTTAACGCTCCCGAATTTCGGGGCCGCCGGTGGGCTTGGGTTGACCCGAAGAAAGACATGGAAGCCGCAGTCCTTGCAATGCGTAACCGTATCAAACCACTGCGTGACATTATTGCCGAAGCTGGTGACGACATCTATGACGTTCTGGCAAAGGTGAAAGAAGACGAAGAGCTTGCAGCAAGCTATGGGTTGAAATTAGACCCTGACCAAATTGACAATTCTGAGATTGTCGATGAGTCACAAGAAGACTGATGAACTATCGCACCGCTCGTTTGAGTTGAATCAACGGGCAATCAACGAAGAAGACCGCACGATTGAAATTGCTTTTTCTTCGGAAGCAGAAGTGGAGCGTGGCTATGGCACTGAAGTGCTAGACCATCGCGCAGAAAGTGTTCGCCTTGACCGTCTTAACAACGGCGGGGCTTTTTTGATGGAACACAACCGCAACGACCAGATTGGCGTTGTAGAGCGGGCATGGATTGATGACGACAAAAAAGGTCGGGCAGTCGTTAAATTTTCAAAATCGGCAAGAGCCGAAGAGATTTTCCAAGACGTGAAAGATGGCATTCGTCGATTGGTTTCGGTCGGCTATCGGATTCACGAAATGGATTCTGAAAAGATGGACGGAGGACGGGAGTCTATCCGGGCAACTGATTGGGAGCCGTTTGAACTCAGCTTGGTGAGCATCCCAGCCGACGACTCCGTTGGAGTTGGCAGAGCGATGAAAAACGAACAAACGGAAACCCAAAACTTAAAAAATCAAAATATGTCAGAAAATAAAGACATCCCATCGGCTCCCGAGCAACGCTCTGTGGAGGTAATCAACGAAGCTCCCCGTGTTGACATCAACGCCGAGCGTCACAGTGCTGTCTCTGCCGAGCGGAGCCGCATCGCAACCATCCAAGCAGTTGCCGAGCAAGCCAAAGAGCGCGGCATCAACCTTGATGTGAGCAAAGCTGTCGCTGAAGGTGTTTCTGCCGACGACTTCCGTCAGGCTGCATTCGATAAGGTTTGTGAAAAGAAGGCTGAGTTTGTCCCGGCTGACCTTTCCAAGTCTGAAAAGCGAGACCTTGCCCGTTTTGACCTTGGAACCGCTCTTCGCGCCCACTACAACGGACGCAACCTTGAAGGTGCCGAGCGTGAAATCGTTGAAGAAGGAATCCGCGAAGCCAAAGAAGCTGGCATTGGTCAGTCTCGCGGCATCATGCTTCCTTCGTTTTACGTTTCCAAGCGTGACATGACCGCCGGAACCGCCAACCAAGGTGGACACACTGTTGCAACCGAAAAAGGTGGTCTTCTCGACGACTTCTTCGCTTCCTCAGTCATGAACCAGCTTGGTGCTACTGTTCTCACCGGACTGACTGGCAACCTTGACATTCCTATTCTTGCCGCTGCGACTGCTGCCGCTGGTAAGGCTGAGAATGGCGGAGCCGACGACGTAAGCCCAACTACTTCACAGTTGAGCCTGACTCCAAAGCGTCTTCCTGCTTCCATCGACGTGAGCGACCAGCTTATGAATCAGTCGTCTTCCGCAATCGAAGCCATGCTTCGCGGACACCTGACTGCTCAGATGCTTGAGACCCAAGAAAAAGCATTCTTCCACGGAACCGGAACTAATGAAGCTAACGGCGTTGCTGATGCTTCTGGAATTGGTGATGTGGTTGGTGACACAAACGGAGCTGCTCCTGACTATGCTGACATTGTAAGCCTTGAAGAAAAGGTCGATGCTCAGAATGCTCTTCAGGGCGGACTTGCTTATGTGACCAACGGACAGATTCGTGCCAAGCTTAAGCAGACCAGCAAGCAGACTGCTGGCCAAGAAGGAAATTTCATCATCTCTGATGCTACCCCCAACACCATCAACGGCTACCGTGCTGAATTCACTAACGCAGTCAGCCGCACATTGACCAAAGGAAGCTCAAACGTTTGCTCGGCTATCTTCTTTGGAAACTTTGCTGACTATGTGATTGGCTATTGGGGCGGACTCAACCTTGAGCTTCTCCGCGACAGTGCCAACGCCAAGTCTGGATTGCACACTCTGGTCGCTAACACCTACTATGACGGTGGTGTTCGCCGTCCTAAGTCGTTCTCGGCAATGCTCGACGCATTGGGCGCATAATTAGCTTAGAAGCAACAACAATCACAAGGGCGGTGGGTTATTCCTGCCGCCCTTTTTTGACTTTTAAAAGAAAGCATGAAGAACTTGGAAATCACGGAATCTTGTTTTGTTAAGGGACAGCCGGTGGAAGTTGGTGACATCATTGAGAACGTAGACAATTCTGTCGCCGCTCAGTTGCTAACCAGCGGGCGAGCCAAGATTGCCGAAGTTCAGCAAGCAGCACCAAAAAAGAAAGCAGCCAAAAAAGCAGCAAAGAAAGCAGCCAAAAAGGTAGATGCAGACGGCGATAGCGAATAGCATCAAGGATGCTTTTGTTCAGCACCGCAGTGACTACGGTGTGAGCATTATCATAGACGGTGAGACCGTCACAGCACTCGTTTCAGAGTCTCAATTCGCCAGAGAATTGATGGAAGGCGGCTTTGCTGATGAAGGTGACATTGAAGTAAAAGTCTTACTTTCCGACCTGACTCAAATTCCTAGCCTTGGAAAGCCAGTCGTTTTTCGCTCAAGAAACTTTCGGGTGTCCCGGGTAGGCACACAGCCCGGAGCTTTAGTCGGTGAGATTACATGCCGACCTTCCAAGCGTTAAAGAAGTTCCAGCAATCTTTTTAAATCCTTTGTGTCAGCACGTAGTGCAGCACGTTCGTCTTCGTCCATTGCTGGCAGCGTCTTCCTTAAAACGGAAAGCAAACGTGTGAGATGGACGATGTAATTATCAGAGCCGAACTTGCGCTTTCTTCCTTGATATTCTTCTCTTGTAATCAACTTGGGTTCTTTAGGCGAACAAGAGA